GAAGAGTACAAGCCGATCCTATTGGATCCACTTATTTCTAGTTATGGACGAGCAGTCCACCTCAAAAAGAGGATTTCTATTATACAGTTGGTGTAGGAGTTGCTCCTTTCCAGAAAACAGGACAAGCCTGAAAAAAGGTTAGGGAAAAATCTTCTGCTGCAGCAACATAATCAAGTACAGCAGCTGTACTTGACAGGGAAGCAGTGTTTGTGGCAGGAAACACTAGACTATGGAATTTGTGAAATTCATCTGTATCACTTCTGAAATTCTTCCTACGTGCAGGAGCGAAGCGATATTTAGAAAAGAAGGGCAATTCCACTTCCAAAGTGGGATTTTGGCGTAATGGAGTTGCAACCATGCCAGAATGACCATCTGCAGCGCGATTCGACGCTATAAACATTTGTGCCGAATATGACGCACTGTTGATAGAATCAGGAACGGAGAAAATGCCTGCTCCGGTAGAACCAGACAAACGAACCACGCTCATGATACTTCCTGGAACATCTATTTCAATAAAAGAACTGGCGGGTGTCGTGTATATATATTTATGACGAATTCCACCACGCCTACACAAGAACAAAGGTGTGAACCAATTCATCAGTGTGGTCTCACAAAACATGTAAGGTGTTCCAGTTGCAGCAGTTCCGTTCGCTGCATTTGGTCCGACAGCATACCCACGATAAGCGGGAAAGTCAGTCCGAGTAGTATACGTAACCTCTCGGATTGCAAATTGAGGAACAGTAGACGCATGTTCATATCGCTTCAACAATTGTCTAATTGATAACACAGGATCTCCATAATATACCAATTGAGAATTACCTTTGACATCAATTTTGACGGGTGATAGTTCCGTATGTGTCCCACCAGATATAGGAGCTGACTCATCTTGTGTCATATCTCCATCGGCAACATCTGCTTGGGGTTCCAGCGGCACCCGATTGACTTTTGTGCCCTCAATAGTGGGCGCTTCAACTGCACCCTTAAGTGGGGCATCAGCGATGGGCCAAAAAGTCACAGAATTGGAGTTCAAATTGTTCAAGGATGGATTAACCACCTCAAAATTGTCTCCGGCAGCAACTGAAACAAGTACTGCAACGCCAGATAAATCTGCGCTGGGGGTCGTCAGATCATTGACCACAAAAACACTAATTTCTCCATTTGCCACTTCATGGAACGGAAGTATAGGCGTAGTAGAAAAAGGTACTCCGGAATCGAGGAAAGGAACATCCAAATATGAAAGTTCTTGTCCCCAATTCACCTCAATGGTAAAATCTCGTTCATTAGCAAGATCAATAATATGAGTATATTGAACATTATATTCAGAATCAGAAGTGTTTGTCCCATACGGGTCATACACAATCTTCAACCGCCCTTTGTGAAAGGCCGATGCCACCACTTGAAAGCGGTATTTGAGATTACCCCGCCAATGTTGAAACGGCAAGGATACATAGGACATAGGTGTTGTGTGGTATTCAGTTTGACCCGCAAAAGTTACTACGTCATGCATATGTGGCGTCACCGCACACGTCCACAACAATGCTTCGGGTACATCCGTAGTATTCCAAAGAAATTGTGTGAGATAACTCTCACGGGAAGCTATGCTGGAAATTGCCATCTCATCTGCAGGACCCAACCCTGTAGTTATAGGGTCTATGGACAATTCTTGCTTGACATCATACGTCAATTTTGTCGATGTGTCTAAAGTATTGGTATTTACCATATTCCCCGCATACGTGGGTTTGTAAGAGGTAATTGGACCTGTATCTACGGGACGTGACATTCCAAACATACGCGCTATATTGGAAGTTGCACCTGCTGCCAATTGTGTTGCCCTAGCCATATTGCCGATGATAGGTACATTAGCTAACGAACCAGCCACTTTGGCCACAGCTGCAGCAGGAGTGGAAATAGGTCCTGACGACATCTGGTCCGCTTCATCACCGGCCTGCGGTAACATGGCCCCTGGTTCAGCCAGAGTGGGAATTGACAAATGCACATCCTCTGCCCAAGCAAAAACCGATATAGTGACACTATCAGTGCCTCCATTGGCGTGCTCGAGTGTAGTAACACTAGCTAAGTCCAACTCTCCCATCTCCCGCCAATCCATTTCTGGAATATTCATGGCGTTTTTATAAAATACCATAGGGAGACACAAAGTGCCGCCTTGCGACTTTGTGGGATCGATCCAGACATGCATGCGTTGTGAAGCAGCGATAACATCTGAAGCAACCAAACCATAGCGCCAAGGTACCATAGCGTCTAACTCGTGAAGAGGACGATAGGATGCCAATGCTCTTCCATAATGAAAACCGTTTCCGTTAATCATTATACGAACACACAATTTTGCTCGCATGACGTTGTAATTCGAAACTCGATTAATCACGCGTGGATTCTCAAAGTAGAGTTGCCATGGATTGATTGTCTGCCCAAAAATTTCCAACAGTCCAATTGATGGAATCGATTTTTATAGGGCGAGAAAAGAAATTCGATAAATCTGCGTCGTTAGTGTCCATAGACGTGGCAGTATCATCTAAACGATTGTCTACAGAATATGTCCACTGTTGGTTTTGGTCAGCAAAACTGACATTTTGTTGTTGTGAGGTATTAGCCTCTTGATTTATATTTACATTTATTTTTGAAGTAATTCCTTTATTTAAACCGGTCTTCTCGTGAATTAGCGATAGCCGGGTGTGTACTTACATTGAGCTGACGAAACTCTCTCCTAAATAGGAGTATCATACGGAGATGATGTCAACATACATAAAAG